GTGCGGAGAACATCAATACCTGATTCTTCAGAACCGTTGATGATAATATAATCACAACCAAGTTCTTCGCAAATCGCTCGAGCAATCGTAGTCTTACCAACACCTGCTGAACCGCAGAGAAGCATGTTAGGAATTTCACCAGTCGCGACGAACTCGCGAAATGTCTTTAGTTGATCATCGGGGAGAATACAATCATCAAGTTTACGAGGACGATACTTTTCAACCCAAAGGAACTGTTCTTTTGATGCGTTCATTTTTCACTTCTTCCATTATGTTATACTCGGGAGTCCATCCCAAGTTTCTCAATTGTGAATTGTCAGCGTGTGTGACAATTCGTTCACCAGTTACTTCACGAATAGGGACATCACGATATCCAAATTCACGAGCAACATCAACAACAGAGACAGGATTACCCGTCCCAATATCCATCTTACCCTGAATACGGGTATCTGTCAATAGAATTCTTATCGCTGAAACAACATCTTCAACATGAGTCCAGTCACGTTTATGATCAGTAAGATACTCAACTTTGTTATTGAGCATCATATCATAGAACATATCGGGACGGGAGTCAGGTCCATAGACAGTGTGAAAGCGCATTCCTACTGAACATTTTGGAGCAATTTCTTCCATTGCTTTCTTGGTAGTAGCATATGGATTCTGCCACCACTCATAGATTGATGACGAAGAAGCATAAACACATCGAAGATTGAGACGTTCGCATTCCGAAAAGACTTGCATCGATCCTTTAACATTCACGTCCCAATATTCAACAGGGTCCAACCAACTTTTGCGCACACCTGCTAGTGCGGCAAGGTGAAGCACTGCTCCATAATATTCTGAGATTTTAAACTCTCGAATATCGCCTTCGTACGGGATCATATCAAAGGAGTCGGACAGAATGCGTAAAGCATTCCGCCCGATAAAACCTTCCCATCCAGTAATTAATACTTTCATTCCACCCCAGATACAATAATGTCAATGTCATTCAGGCGCAGAAACTTATTAAACTGGCGGACAACTTCTTCTGGGTTACTCAGATCTAAGTCAAAATCCATACTCGTCGAGCGATTAAGATGTTCATCATCGTTGTTATAAGGTACACGCGAACTGAACGAAATTTCTAACTTGTTCATATTAAATCTCCAATTAAACTACTGACGATGGTTCCATTGCCAACCAATACTCAAGGTTCTTGGTTGCATGCTTAAAGTGCATTGCTTTCTTACGACCAAGAGAAACAGCGTAATCATCTGTGATCACCTTCAGATTCTCAACCTTTAGTCGACAATCAAAGTCACCAACATCAGTTGTAGTCAGTTCCTTACGATACGCATTCGCACGTGGATTGCTTGGGTCGCTGACACTCAATGTCACCTTGCCATCCTTAGATACAATGCTCATGGTTGGTGCCGAGAGAACGTTCGCTGCCTTCTGCACCATGCTGATATCAGCAGCAGTCAGGGTGAAGTCGAAGAATGGATCAATCTCGAGAGTCTTGTCCGGAGCAGCAGTAACTACGCTGGGATCAGCATAACCATACTCAAACTCAGACTTACCTTCACGAAGGAACATACCTGTTTCTTCGAAGTCAATCTCAGGGTTTTCCCAGAGACTCAGCAACGCAAGGAAGTTGTTCAAGTCATACACCGCAAACTCACGGTCAAACGTTTCGGCAACTGTTGCACGAGAGAGGATATTCTTACCTGCACTGACAGTGGAAAGAACATTACCCTGACGAACAAGGATGTTGGTATTAATGCTTGCAAAGTTCTTTAGAAGTGCAAGAGTATCGGATGAAATCTTCATAATATATTAGTCTTTCTTCTTGTTAGTTTTCTTACTGTTTGTTTCAGTAAATTCAATTATACCTGGAATAGTGTCAGAAGTCAATAGAGAAGTGGTTCCCATGTTATAATCCTGCCAGTTGAAAGCAGTCGCATATTCTGGTCTGAAATTAATAGTATCTGAAAGCGACAACGAGGTCTTCAATTCGTAAGTTTTACTATTGACTTTTTCAAACGAATCGGGTATACTAGTCTGTTGTTCCTTGTCGTGCACATGCATCGCAATGATTGCATAGTGGATAACTTTCAACAAATCCTTGCGCCAGTCTGCAGGTGTTCCCTTGTGACCATAGCGTTGGGCATATTTCAGGATATTGCCTACAGTGAAACCAATACCATGCCCACCGTCAATAATAAACTCGGTTGCTTGATATTGATTCTGCGAGTAATGCTCACCATAGGTGGCATCAATATACTGGGTAATCTCCCGAAGGAGATCACCCTCATTATACTTGTATTCGATTGTCATGTGTTCTCCTTAGAATGGAACTTCTTCATTAACGGACTGGAAGTATGCGTCTTCATTCACACCATCATCTGGCATCGCATCACTGTCGACTTTCTTATAAAGGTCTAGGAAGGCGGACTTGGTGTCAGCATCGAAGCGATTGACGCAGAGTTCGATTGCCTTAGCACGCGAACCGAACATGGCAAAAGCATTGACGATATGCTCAAGACGACGAGTCGAGATGAGTTCTTCAACGCCACCTTCATAGAAAGTCTTACGGATAATATCTGCCCAAGTCACCAACTTGTCAGCAAATTCATCATCAACTTTATTGACCTTTTCCATCTTGTTGAGGATAATCTGCTTCTCAATCTTCAGCGAAGGATATTCCTGCTCAACAGTGATGGCGAAACGCTCAAGGAACGCATCATCAAGAATCTGGGCAGACATAAACTTACCATCGTCAGAACCACGACCCTTGGTGTTCGCCGTAGCGATAACGTTGAACCCTGCCTTGGGGTAAACTGTTTCGCCAGTTTTCTTATTGAAGTATGGTTTACCTTCAAGGATTGCTTGAAGACACATCATCTTGTTCGAACCACGGTCGATTTCGTCAAGGATGAGAATAGCACCACGCTTCATGGCAGTGAGAACTGGACCTTCACGATAAACAACGTTACCGTCGACGAGGGTGTTGCCACCAATCAGATCGTCTTCATCAGTTTCGATGGAGATGTTAACACGCATGCATTCACGCTTCAACTTGGCACAGACCTGCTCAATCATGGTGGTCTTACCGTTACCCGACAGACCAGAGATGAACGTTGGGTAGAAGTTGTTCGACTTCACAACCTTCCGAAGATCGTTGTAGAAACCAAAGGGAACATAGGTCGGATCAACGTGCGGAACAAGGTTCTCGATCACTGTCTGCAACTTCGGTTGGATAACCATCTTAGGAGCAGCAACAGGGAGTTGAACGACAGTCGAGTTAACACCTACCATCAAAGGAGACAGGTCATACGTACCACGCTTAATCATACGATCGCGCTGAAAAATCCAACCAGGATACTTCATCCCAAGAGACTCGGCAGCGGCGACAACTTCACGCTTGCGAAAAACACCATTGTTGGTGTTGTTGTCGGAAAGGAACTCAACCAAAGCATCACGATTCATCATAAACATTTCCTCACATCATCATCATTTAATATATTCAATATACCTTAAAACGGTATAAAAGTCAAGCCTATTATTTAGAAATAATCAACTCGCGCCACTCAACCAGAACGAACGAACCATCAGAGCAGACTTCCCAGTATTCAACGGTTTCATTACGAAGAAGCATGAACCCAGCACCGTTAGGATATTCAGCACGAAGGACGCCATTTTCATCACGCGACCACGAGCAGAGGACGAGAGTTTCAAGTTCAGAGGGGAAATCAACCATAATAAAATTTTCCTTATCAATCATTATATTTCATTCTACCCCGAAACGAGATAAAAGTCAAGCCCTTATTTTCTTTTCGGGGTAAATAATTTTATGCGACTGCTTGGATCATCTTGTTCAGCAGAACTCGGTTGGTCTGCTTGGTATTTTGGAACTTCTTAAATGCCCGACGAAGATCTTTCGGGTCGTTGCTGTTGGATTCAAAAACATCTTCACCGATAGTCAAATCGCTACCACCAGGAATCAAAAAGCGATCATCAAATCCAAACGATTTTGTGACATGGAAAAACTTTTGCTTCCATTCATTCTTCCACTTGGTGTCGAAATCTGCAGCGCCGCCATACATACGTTTTGCTGCCCACTTAGGATTGTAAGGAGCGATGAAGAAGTTGATAACACGCGAACCAGTTGCCTTCTTGTAGAGTTCTAGAAGAGCAACTTGTAGTTGAGTGCGATAAACTTCATCATTATACTTAACTGTCACCGAAGCATTGGTACTTGCATCTGTGATATTGATATGGTGCGAACCATAACGGCCGCCGACAGTGATATTGTTATCGCCATCACCATCGGTGAGGAACACAGTATTGAGAACTTCTACACGATTTTTAGCACGGAACTTGTCAGCAATCGAACGAGCAACCATGATTGATTCTTCGAGAGGAGTCGAAGCAAGACCCATGATATGAGAATTGCGAACGAATGTTTCAGCGTGACGAGAAGGACGAGCAGTATAGTCATATCCCTTAGCGCACATAAGAAGAGTGCGAACTACTTCATTGAATTTAGCGACTGAACAGTTATCGGAAACAAACTGCAACAGATTGAACGAACTGTCACCAATTTCAAGTTCCTTGCCAGATGAAACCGTGTCATTAGCACGATTTGCACGCATGACATCAGACTTGGAATACTTGTCATTGACAACACCATTGTTGGTGAAACCATATACTTCAAACGGGATACGAACCTTGCGGCAGAACATCATGAGCGTAACCAACTGTTCAATCGTACCACGCATGTTTCCTGCCATGGAACCAGACATGTCTAGGAACAAAAGCATACCATGGTTTTTACCATTAGGAACAACTGTATTGCGAGCGAACAGATCTTCGCTGATCTTGTGTGCCCAAACACGGTCAACATCAAGACGACCAGTCTTAGAAGTCTGCGCACGAGCAAACTCTGAAGCGCGACGACGCATTTCAAACTCTTGAACCATGGTGTTGATATACTTCTGGTTGTTGTTACGGAACTCAGAAAAAACTTCTTGTGCAGTCGTATCATAATCTACAGTTTGCGTATACCACCTGTCGGAATACACAGTTGGACGCATGTTTTCTAGAACCCAATCCATGGGGATGACATAGTTCTTGGTATCAACCTTACGGAGAATACCATATGCATACTCACGAGACTTTGAGTCAATGAACGTATCTTCCATGTCGCGGAAGTTCTGGTCAGTGATAGAGACAGGGTCTTCGTTGAGGATTGGTGTGTCATTCGAACCAGGAATTTTTACGCCATTGTCGGGAGCAACACCACCGTCTTCATCGGAATCACCTTCATCATCACCATCTTCATCAGACTCAGCGCCATCGGCAGGAGTATCAGATTTATCACCATCGGTATCAGCGTCAGAATCTTCACTGCCTGCAGGTTTACCAGCAGTAGGGGCAGATTCTTCTTCAGTTGACTCGTCATCCATGTCGGAACCCCACTGATCACCAGTCTCTGCTGTGTCACCTTCCTCATCAAACGCACCCATGTCACCCATGAAGTTTGACGAATCAAAGTCATGCTCAGGTTCAGATTTAGCAAGTTCATAGAGTTCTACTGCGAGCGCAGCAACATCATCCCATGTTTCCAACGCATCAACGCGAGCAAGATACTGATTCTCATCAGCGCTGAACGGAGCATTGAGGAAAGAACCAACCTTATAATGAAGATTGATACGGTCAATGAGACGCAACTTGCTGAGGTCATATCCCTTAACGCCGAAGAAGTTATTGTCGAACAGTTCCTGATAACCAGCGAAGAAGTTACGACGGATACCAGGAAACTTGTCCTTAATCTTGCGCTCGATACGAGCATCTTCAAGGACGTTAAGATAAGACTTGATACCCATACCGCGAGCATCAATCTCGCCATGCCAACCCTGAGCAGGTGTGAACAATGCGTGACCAACCTCATGACCAATAAGTAGGTCATAAAGGTCGGACGACATGTCTTTCCAGATGGGGAGGATAAGGGTGCGGTTCTTCAGATCGAACATCGCGGTCGGAACCTTCTGATGTTCAATTCGAAGGTTCTCAGTGGCGAGCAATTTAGCAAGGGTAGACTTATGGGAAATAGACATCACGGAACCTCATCAATTAATATATTTCATTCTACCTCGAAACGAGGCAAAAGTCAAGCCCTAAAATTACTTTCAGGATAAATTAATTACAGCGGGTGATACGCTTTTCGTAGTAGTCGCCATATCTATCGATACCACTGGTAAAAATTTCACGGCAGACAGGACGACGATAGTGATAATCATACTCGCGATCAAAGACTTCACGGTCGTTTGCGCGATCGTTACGACGATTGCTGTTCGCCGCAGCACCAAGGATAAATGCACCTACGCCGATGGCGATTGCCTCGCCAGTGCTGATACGCGAACGTCTATGCTGGCGATCATCCCTACGCTGTTCCCAACCATTTCCACCACGATTCTGTGCTTCGGCAGCAACAGGGGTCGCAACTACAGCGAGAGCAATCAAACTTGAAACAACGGACTTAATCATAAACTTTCTCCTTCTATTATTCCATTCTACCCTAGAACATGACAAAAGTCAAGCCCTTATTTACGATATCTCGTCATGGTTCCATCATGGTGAGCAAGATACGCTTCAAAATCTACATCTGGATATTCATCTTTCAAATCGAGCAACATGTCAAGATTCGAGATCGCATCATCAAACAAACGAACACGAGCATACTTGCCTGTGTCGAGATACTGTTTAATGAAAATCTTTTTTCCAGCAGCAGAATTGGGTGCGTTTAGATTACCAGCGCGATGCACATGGATGTCATCAATGTCGATACCCTGCTTACGGAAGGTATCTAGGAACATGTCACGATCGTCGAAGTCAGCACGAGCAGTGATAACAATCATCTTGCTACCCTTTGCCTTTACGTTCTTATGAATCGCGATTAGTTTGTTAATTGCTTTTACGATAGGTTCAGAAGTGTCGCGGAAATGCTTAGCATCGCGGAACTCTCGGAAGTCGAACGACTCACCAGCACCCAACTTGTAGGTGTTAAATTCTTGGTTAGACAACTTACGGAGGATTTCTCCGCCTTTCATCACATAGATGAGTGCCTTTGTGTTGAAGAGGGTCTCGTCTATATCCCAAATGGTTAGACCAGAACCCTCTTTACGTTCGAATATATAATCTTTAAAACCAATCATGCACTCAGTATACCTGTCTTTTTAGAAAAAGTCAAGCCTATTTATTCGTTTACTGATTTTTTTCTTGCACGTTTTGGTTTAGGAGTTTCGGTTTCTTGTGTTGGTTCTTGCGCCGCAATGCGCTTTTCTAACCGCTTGGCGACTTCATCAGCATCTAACCAGATGTCCTTGTTATCAAGCATAGACTTAATTTCATCTGGTGTCAAAAAATCCTTGTAGAAATAATCAAACAGTTTTTCTGACCAAGACCTGAAGTGGGTGATTTGATCATACATCTCACCACCCTTACCGATTGTTCCACTGGAATAATTGTGGAACATGAACATGGTATGGTCAGACAGTTCGAACCTATCTGCTGATAAGAAGATTAAAGTAGCAGCACTCATACAAATACCCTCAACCGAACAGACGATAGTGGCATTTGATTCCTGAATCGCACGAACCAGTTGCAAAGCAGAGAACAAGTCACCACCTTCACTGTTAATACGAATGTAAATTATATCAGTCTCACCTGCTGCTCGCAGAATCTGAAACCATTCAACATAATCTTCTGCTGGTTTGATTTCACCACAAAGATAAAATGTTACAGCAGTTGCTACTGGTTGCTGAAAATATTTTGCTCTGGGAAAATAGGGCAGATCGCCATCACTCATAGTGTCTCGTGATCGCGGTGATTTTGTCAATTTGTGCATCAATAATTGGTATCCTGTTTGGCCAATGAATATACTCCTTCTCAGGATTCTTCATTAGGTTATATAGTAGGGGAAGAATTAGATCTTCAACTTGTTTTAGTTTCTCTGTGACTTCCATTTCGACGAGTCGTTTGTGTTCAGAGATCATTGTTGACTGGTCTGCAGTTAAAATGCGAGACTCGATGTCGTAGAGTTTTGCCATAATCTCATCTTTGAGATTGTCATCTTCTATTGTCCGAGAACTATATGGTTCTTGGACATGAATTACAGTTTCGGTTGGATCTTCGAATGTAAATCCAAAATCATAAGTTTTGTTTGACATATTTCTTCAGATACTTTCTTGCTCGTTTGTTTAAAGATTTGAGTGCCATGTCGAGTTTCAACTGTGATACGTGGTCAGAGAAATTCAAACCTTCCATGTGATCAAACTCATGCTGGGCGATTCTTGCAGGAAGACCCGCAAAAGTTTCAACTACATATTCTCCAGTAACAGTCTGATATGAAAGAGTCACTTCCTTGGGACGCTTAACCGACAACCATAATCCAGGATAAGATAGACATCCTTCCTTGGCGAGTTCTGTTTCCTTAGAGACAGAAATTACATGAGGATTAAACACATTCTTACGATTGGTATCGTCGGATCCCATCACAAAAACCTTAGAGTCGATACCAACTTGATTTGCAGAAAGTCCGAGTCCTCGTAGGCGTCTAGATTCTTCCCACAAAGTATCAGCAAGTTCCTGTGCGTTCTGGGTTTCAAAGTCAAAGATTTCTGGAACCTTGCGTAGAGCAGGGTCTGTAAATTTAATTAATTCCATCATACCACCATTACACTGTAATTATTTTTCTTTTCAAACTTAATCAGACTACGGAACTTATCGAACAGTTGATCACCCTTGTGACTGATGACAAACACATTAGTATCTTCGCCGACAGTATCAAGTAATGCCATAACATAATCGGTGCCATTGTTATCCAGCGAGGAGTCGAATACCTCATCAAGAATAAGCAGATTAGTTGCTACGCTGTTTTTCATCTTAGCGATTGTTCTCCAGGTAAACAGGAGTGCCAGATCGATTCTCTGCTTTTCGCCTTCTGAGAATGAAGCATAACTGAAGTCATCACGATGGCGAGACTTGATAGTTTCATCGAACTTCTCATCAAGATTAAACTGCACAAAGAAGTCCATTGCTTGTAGATATTTATTCACCAACTTATTGATAATTGGAAGATACTGCCGAATAATCTTAGTCTTAATACCAGTGTCTTTGAGCAGCGTCGAGACAACTTCCATGTAATGCTTTTCTTCATTCAGTCTTGCTTTCTCTTCGTTCTGTGTCAGAACTTCCTTAGCATATGACTTGAGTTTTGTTTTTTCTTCATCAATATCTGCAGTCTTGGTAGCGATGTCATTGAGTTCTAAATTGAGTGCTTGAATCAGACGCTGTTGAACAATAATTTCGTTGTTGTTCGCGATAATCTCTGCGCTCAATCCAGAAATTTGTTCGGAGAGAGCCTCATTTTCCGAGATAAGTTCTCCAAGTTTCGTAAATTCTTCTTGGAGTTTCTCCATTCCTGAAGAGAGTTCTTGCATTTTCTCTTGTCGGGATGATACGATGGTTTCTTTATGATCGTGAGCAATCCCTTGCTGGCAAGTCGGACATTCGTCTGTCTCATTGTAGAATGCCACCTCCTTCTGGAGATCGCGGAGTTGGGTGGAAAATTTGGTTTTAAAAGATTCGAGTTTCTTTTGCTTTGTGGCGAGATCTCCGAGTGCTGCCTTGGCATCTTCGTGTGTAATCTTCTCTCCTTCGAGTGCAGCAACAAGACCTTGGAAACGGGTGATTGACAATTCACCGTCTTCGATTCGCGAGATAATTTCATCAACTCTCTTTTCTTTATTTGCTTCGAGCGTATCGACATATTCCTTCTGAATGGTTGCCTTTTGTTTCAGAACTTCTAACTTGCCATCAGCATCATGAAGACTATCTTTCAGTTCGCTCATCTTGTCGCGCAGAACAGTATTCATTGTCGTGAAGATCTGAATGTCAAGAATGTCTTCAATAATCTCACGACGAGTAAACGGTGGTAACTGCATGAATGGTGTGAACGATGCTGAACCGAGAATAACAATCTGAGTAAACGACTTGTAGTTTAGTTTGAGAACTGATTCCTCAAGATACTTTTGATAGTCTCGAGCAGCAGCATCCTGATTGATTACTTCACCACCAGATTGAATCTCGAAGATGTTCGGTTTAATACCCCGAACAATCTTATAATCTTTACCGCCAATGTCAAACTCAATTTCAACCAGAAGGTTTTTCTTGTTGATAGAATTTAACAGTTGTGGTTTATTGATGCTACGGAATGGTTTACCAAACAATCCGAAGCAGAGAGCATCGAGCAGCGTGGATTTACCACCACCATTCTCACCAACAATCAAAGTGCTGGGCGAACGGTTGAGTTTAATTTCAGTGAAAGCATTACCTGTTGAAAGTAAATTCTTCCAACGTATAGTTTTAAAAATTATCATACAGAAACGTGCTGTGCCTCAATATACAAAGTTCTTAACATGTTTTTAATTTTATCTTTGTCGAGGTCGGTGCTAACAGTATCAACAAAATCGGATAGTACGGTCATCGTATCTTCAACATCCATCTTATCTTCCTCAATTACATCTGCCTCGAACTCAGAGAAGTCTTCAATTATCTTTAGTTCGATCAGATCGCAGTCATATAATTTATCAACGAAGCGATCAAACTTATAGAAGTCTGTCTTCTTGACTACGACTAATCTTACGCAACTGCCACTAATTGGTCCAAGGTCCATACTATTAGGATCACCAGTAGTATCATCATAATAGATTTTATGGAAGATTTTAAATGGATTCTCAAAGAATTCTACCTCGTTAGTTTCCGTGTCATATAAGTGATACCCTCTAGGGTCATTATAGTCAGACCAAGTAAACTCATAGGTATTACCAAGATACAGAATGTTACCAGTCCGACTGCGATGGTGAAAATGACCAGAACAAACGAGAGGAAATCTATCAAAACGTTCAGTGCCCATTCCGTGATCATTTTTATGCCCACGATACATTTCAAAACCTGAAAATTCAAAGTGTCCGAATACTGCTTGTGCATTACTTTTATCTACAACCTCCATGGTTTCTGCATAATTGCCAGAACAAATCCATGGAACAAGCAGTAGATTCTTTCCGTCCAGTTTAATTTCTTCTGCGTCAGAATATGTAATAACATTACCATATTCACGAAGCAGCAGGTCTAGTGAGTTTACTTCATTAGTATTCTTGAAAAATGTGTCATGGTTTCCTGCGATCATGTGCACATCGATACCGAGATCTCTTGCTTTATCGAAGAAATACTCACGACATTTTTTTAGTGTGTTATAATTGATAAACTTGCGACGATCAAAAACATCACCAAGATGAATAATGGTTTTGATTCCTGCTTGCTCAAGATGCGGGAAAAACACCTCAGTATAAAACTTCGCGAAGAAGTTATCGAACGGAATAGAATCTGACCTAGCACCGAAGTGAGTGTCTGTGATCAACGCAACCTTCATACTAGAACTTTCTAATTACTTTGCAGGTGCAGTAGGAACTACTTCTTCCAACTTTTCTTCAGTCGTTGGTTCTGCGTCACCTTCTTCTGCGAGGCGCTTAAGAACAATTTGACCATCGCAGATCATGTAGTGTTGACCGTCACCGAGATCACTTGACTCGAGATAGATACATCCTGCGTTCTGTTTAGACACACCTTGAACACCATTCCGATGGTTGCTAATATTACTGGATACTGCCGCGATAATCAATGCGAACGCAAGAAAGAAAAATGCGGTAAACCAATTTTCAGTGAACCATGCAACGTACTTGTTAGTTTTTACTTCAGTCATAAACAACTCCTTTAACAATCTTTAATAAATCCATTCTACTCTATATCAAGGGAATTGTCAATGATTTTTTGGTCTAAATATTTTGGTCGACGCTTTGGTATATTGCTGACCTTTGCTGAGGCAGGTTTGTCAAAATCATCAATCATGTCCATCTGCTTCTTAACATAGTCAATAAACTCATTACCATAGTCACCTGTGTCATGGTCCTGAGTTATCAAGTCGTGAACATCAATGTTTCGCATGTATCGATACTTCGTTTGCTGTTGGCGTTTCTCTTTCGCGATACGACGGAGGAAAGCATAGTATGTTATCTGTGTGAAGTACGCGAAGGGATTCTTCGATTTTTCAGGATTAAAGTTATCGATGTAAGTAATACAATTTTCAATACCATCCGACACCATTTCTTCTCGATATGTGTAGTTGATGAAGTTACTCTTGTATGCCAAGTGAGTTGCAATCTTTAGAAAGCATTCCCCGATATAGTTTGGAACACGTGGTTTCAATGTTCCCGCTTCGTTTGCAGCAAGCACACTATTTCGATACTTAGTAATCTCTTCTAGAAACTTAGAGTTATCTACATAATGTATGTTGTTCTTCTTATTCTTCTTGAATGGTTTTTTTACATTCTTTTCTGGTATTTCAGTCATTTATAACTCCATCTATACATACCGTTATACTATACTTTTTCTTATTAGTCAATGATTTTTTTTCACTATTATTTCAGTATATAGCTTGACAACACTCGCGATTCGAGGTATAATGACTATGTCGAGTATGATGAATAATAGCTTTACTACTGCTTAATTGAGTAGGTTCCTGCTTCTGAGTAGTCGGGAGTGCAACATTTCCATGTCGACGTTTGTCTCTTGCGTTTCCTCGGGAAGTTTTACTTCCCCTGAGATATATCTCTCATACTGGGCGAGGAGATTTTCTCTCAATACACAGACAGTAATTATTTCGGATTTGGGAATCAGGAAAGTTTTCTCTGTAGTAATACCAATCCATGGTTTCAGAAGAAACGTTTCCCCAACAACATTTTCTTGAATGACAGGATAGGGAATCACCGCAATGGGATTATCTATCCAGAATAATTCATTGGTATCACTGTCCCGTATCGTTGCGATTACTAGGTCGCCATTTTTAAATTTAAGTACCTTTGGAGTTTCCATCAGTAGATATCCTCACGAGTTTGTATTTAAAACCTTCTTCATTATATAACTTAATTCTCTCTATCATGTGTAGTAGAGTATAATTCTTTCTGCTCTTCCAAGATAGGTCATCACCAATATCAAAAAGACGGCAGGAAGTTTTGTCATCCCCCTTACGTAACCCTCTACCAATCGACTGGAGATTTCTTACTCTAGATTTCGACGGAGAAGCGAATATGACATTATGCAGATTCCTTATATTTATTCCCGTTGAAAAGGTGCCATACGATGCAATGATGACTGCATCTTTTTCTTTCTCAGTAATCTCACGAACCTTCTCCCGCTGCTGAGTATCAGTTCCACCATGAACAAAGAAAACTTGACGAGACTTTCCGATCTTCTCATTGATCAAGTCATACAAAACTGCACCATGTTTCTCGACAAACTGAAATAGCACTAGGGTGTTACCTTTCTGTGTGGTTGCCAGATTCTTGATTATGTTGTTGCGCTTTTGGTGTGTTACCAACCAGTCCATTTCTTCCTGATAGGTATACTTGGTTAGTGCTTTCTTCTCTTCATCAGAGTAATCAAGAACGAGGCAATGAATATCCAGATCGGCGACCGATCCCTGTTCCATCAATTCTTTTGTTGAGATGACCTTATGGACCTTGCCAAATAATCCTTCGAGGATTAACTTGTGCGTCTTAGTTCCATCAAGAGTTCCTGTTGTTCCGATGCGGAACTTAGTCTTGGTGCATTTGTTGAAGATTGATGTTAACGATTTCGCTTTGAATAAATGCGCTTCATCCCCATAGATTACATCAAATTCATCAAAGAACTTTTTGGGCAGTTTATAGATTGACTGCCATGTAGAAATCGTTATTGGATATTCGTTCGACTTTTCAAATCCTGAATAGATTCTGGCGCAGTTATATGATGCTTTCCAGTCTGTCTCAGATGCATAATCTTGGAAGTCTTTATACATCTGCTCGACGAGGGATGTGGTAGGAACAATGATTAACTGTTTGCGTCCAAACTTTTGGTGGTAGCGCATCAACAGATAAATGATCAATGACTTACCTGATGCAGTTGGTGACAGCAGCAGAGTTCTACCGATACGAATCGCATACTTAACAGCGTCTAACTGATAGTCTCTCGCTTCGATCGGATTACCTTGTGAGTGAAGATTTAGAGAGTCAGCATATTCAACCAGTTCTTCATAGGTTATGGGATCGCCGATACGTTCGATCTGAACGTCCATCTCATATTCATTACGCTGACAAAATTCTCTGAGATATGGAAGAAGTCCTACGTATAGTTCTTTAGTCCACATGTTAAACAAACGTGCCTTACCGTCCCATATCTTAGCACGGTAGGTGGGCATAAATTTTGCACCTGGAACATCAAACGTAAAATACTCTGATAGTTCCTGTGAAATGCTGGGGTCGCATTCCACATTTAGGTATACTTCATCTTTTTTAGTGATGGTTAGATCGGTCACATTAATCCATTTGTAAACTTGGTCCACTCAATCGCGGACTTAATATCCCATGTCCTACTATTTAGTGACCGCAGAATCTGCTCTAATTGGTAGAGGACTGCTTTAATATAATCAATCTTGTCTTGTTGTTTGATCATCTCTTCATCACATTGAAGAACATCGTCCATCTCATTCTTTAGTGGTTTGAGACCTTGGTATTGATTCCACCCATGTTCTTCCAGTTCTTCGCGTGTAAGTTCTCCGCGATAATACTTCATCTTAGTTCTGCGCAAGCGATAATAATCTGCCTCTGCCTTGCGCAACTGCAGTTTAGAATTTGATAGTATGTTAAGATACTTAGAATGCAACTCTGGTGTTTTTGTTGATTCTGGACCAAGATTTAATTGGTCGATCTTACAGTCTTTAGTCCATGACTCTTGAATTTCAGATAATTTCATAATGCCCTCAATAGAAAAATAATATAACTATACTACGATTTGACTCGAAAGTCAATGATTTTTTAAAGATTAAAATTGATACTTTCTCCACAACCACAACTGCTTGATGCAAGAGGTGCTTGTATCTCGATGACGCTACCAATGATGTCCACTTTTTTGTTTACTGTACTACCAATAAGATAAAGTTCCGATGGTCTGTCTAACCAGAAGGTCCAATCATTATACTCCTGTGGGAAATCATCTTCAACAAGTTCGTCAGAAGTTTTTACAAGATCCCACTTGTAACTAAATCCAGCACACCCACCACCTGCAAGGGACAGACGCACACCAAGTGCATTATTGGAGACAGAGACATTACGAAAATGCTCAAGCGCAGATTCCGTAAACTGTATGCGGTCTTTAATCATAAAATTTAAAGTGCCGCAACTGTATATTGGCGATATTTAAATGCAGCAATACCAACCAAGTAGTCCGCTCTACCAGAACTGATGTCGAAGTCTAATGCCTCAAGACTAACTGGGAACACATCATAGTATGTAATTTTAACATTCGGATTGTTGTCTGAGTCAAGAATGAAGAAGTCTGCGTCTGAGAAGTTGCCTAGTGCGCCCAGACGTTTATCTGAGATGGCAGGAAATCTATAACGTTGCGATTCATTCCAGTTTTTATATTGATCTCTAGACTCTGGGAATCCAAGACCAACCAACCAGTTGTATAATTCAAGATAGTTGCTCATGTTCTCTTGAACAAGAAAACGAATTACTAAGTCACCATATGACAATTTATCTCCAGGAACTGGAATATCTGACAGTGGTGTTTGAAATGTTGGTGAACCGAGTTGTATTGCAGGAATGTTTGCTGCCTGACAGAAGTATGAAACATTGGGTAGATTGTGAACCTGAAACTTAAAACCATTTGGTTTAAGATAATCGAGATCGCTGGGTTGTTGGTTAACCCAGTTTGCTTCTGTTACACCCAGTGATGTTTTTAATACCATGTTACCCTCATTTGTTTCATACTATTTATAATGAAAATGGGGAGAGCATTTCTGCTCCCCCCAGTTTCTTAGCAACCCTCTCTCTAATGGAGAGGTATCGATTACATAAGGTTAGTAACCTTAACACGACGATAGTATTGGTTACGGTTGGAAGTGAAAGTATCACCGTCAGTTGTACCGTTTGACTGAGTTACGAATGGGTTAGCGATCATCCCGTAACGAGTCTTGAAACCAATTTTTGGTTGGAAGGTATTAGGATCGATTGCACGAACCATTTGTAGTGGAACGTATGGGCAATAGAAGATACCAGCGTCATAAGCATTGGCACCCTTATAACCAACAACATAGAACTGCGATGCAGCGCCAGTGTTTGCTGAGTAAGGATCTACGAATACTTTGTAACGACCGTTCAGCGTACCAACGAAGGTATTGCCTGTGTCATCAACTTGAAGAGTTGGCGAACCAGCAAGTGCAGCACCTGTATCAAGCATACCTGCCATTGCGAGAGCAGCAGCAACATCTGACGAACAGATAATGAAGTTACCCTTACCACGACGAGTGTCTTGAGCGATTACGTTAGCGTCACGTTCGATGTTGAACAGAAGACCCTTGAAACGCTCAACCGACCAACGACCGTTTGAGTCAACGTCAAGATCGAAAGTACCAGCAGTTGCAGTCGAAGCGGCACCTGTCTTAGCAACTTTGTAGATCGTACGGATAACTTCGCGGTTGATTTCAGCAAGAATTTCTTGTGAAAGGATGTTGGAAAGTTCGCCTTCAGCATCAAGACCGTGAATTGCCTTGAGATCTTGAGCGAGTTCTACTGTGTATTCTGCTTTAAGAGCACGTGTCTTAGCAGTTACAGTTGTCTTCTCGATCGAGAATGCCATTTGGTTGAAGTCAGTTCCACCAGATTCGCCAAGTTGTTCGGCATCAACTGTTGCAACACCAGTACCTGTGGTGTAAGAACCATCAACTGGGTTTGAACCAGCATGAGTTCCTGTACCCGAGAAGTCTGTGTCTGCTTCGTTGAAGAGTGCTTCCGTACCCGCTTGGGTAGTGTAAGCTGACTTCATTGCGAAGATAAGACCAGTTGGACCAGTCATAGGTTGCACGCCAGCAACGTCATATGCCATCAAGTTAGGCAGCGCACGACGAACGAGCGAGATTAGGATTGGATCGTAGCGATCGATGTCGGAAGCACCAGTACCAGCGATGTTGTTTGCTGGAGTTTCGAAAAGAGCAGTGCGCTCTTCGCGAAGTGCACGCTCTTGGTTTTCAAGAACTACTGCAGTAACCGCACGCTTGTATTTATCTGTGATCTGGCCAAGTCCGTCATGATTGAGAACTGGTTCCCACTTTTTTGTTAGTTGCTCTGAAAGAAACATTTAGTTTTCCCCTTTTAGGTTTTCAATAGATTTATTTATATAAATTTAATTTTTAGAAGCAAGTACGTCAAGTGCCTTGATATACTGACTTACGGTTGATCCTTCGCTGAAGTCATTGTCAACTCCATCGTCAAACTTCTCTTCAGATAGAGTTCTTGTCTTTGGGAAATAATTTTCCTTGATGACATTCAACTTCTCTTCAAAGATATCTGCATTCTCGAATTCTACATCAGCGACCAACGACTTGAATTTCTCAGCGTCTGTTTTTGCAAGACCTTCAGCAACTACAGAAAGAACACTTTCCTTGTTGAGTTGAAGATTAGCATCGTGTAGTTCTACATTAGCAGCGATTGCTTCATCCAGTTTCGAAGAAATTTCTTCAATCTGTGATTGCATTTCACCTAGAACATCGTATTTGTCTTCTGGGACATCAACATAATGCTCAGCGAAAAGTGTTTTTAGACCGTCGATGAAATCTTCAGCAATGTCAGTACGGAGACCGTTTTCTACTGCCAATTGATTTTCTTGGATCCAATTTTCGACTACGTAACCGAGATAGGAATCAACCTTCTCTACGAGTTCCGACTTATATTCTTCCATCAACTCAGCAGCTTCTTCAACCAGACGGTCTTCGATCAAACTTACTTCATTGGAAACTCTCGCAACAACCATTGCTTCGAAAAGCGATGATGCCTTATTGCGGAAATCTTCTGTTAGGTTTTCATTGCCATCAAACAAAGATGCTAGATCGGCAGCGAAATCTTCTTCAAGATCTTCATCTTCACCATCTTCTAGATCTTCATCTTCTTCTGGGTCATATTCTTCTTGATGAACATTGCCCTTTGAAGATGCTTGGTTTACAACCGATGTTGGATCAGCAACAGTAGTAAAGTTTGGTGCATCACCTGCGCCTGATTGTGAAATCTTGCTCTTATTGTCAGCAATTGGCGACGCTTCTTTAGCGCCTGGATTTTCAGTTTCCTGATCGCGTTCGCTTGCAATAGTTGCGTCTTCCGACGATCCTTGACGTGGATTCTTTGCATCGCCTGCAGTTTTTGCAGGAATCGAAGTATCCTTACCCTTTGCTGCGCCCATCGGACCAGCATTTTCCTCGGATAGTTGCTTTTTTGTAAGCAACTCTCTGATTTTGTTTTCTACGTTCATTTGCTTCTCCTAGAATTCGAGATTATATAATATTTATAAAACTTTTGTTTTACGGGAGACACGATTTAAGAAAGATTCAAATACCTTCAACTTCGCTTCTTCCAATTCTTTTCTTGATGCTTTCTTGATAAACCGCTTAGACATGTCACATGCTTGCTCTGTCCAGACGCCATTAATCACAACCCATTCTTTATTTTCCATAATGCCCTGAACGAATGCGTCAGGAGCAGAAGGATCTGCCACAATGTCAGCAGCAGTAGCAAGGTAGAAGTCGTCTTGGACTTCATTAATGCCTTCTTTGTTTGCTTTCAATGTACCCATACCACGGGAAGAAACACCAAGTTTAGCGCCACCCTCGATAAGACCTTTAGCAATATTACCCATTGGAGTATCCATGAGTTTTGCTTTACCAATATAATTGTCACCATCTTCTTTAAGCGAGACAATCATGTGTGATACGCGATCTAGATTGATCGATGGACCATCTGGGTGACCGAGTTCTCCGAGAGCACGATTCGATCTGACATAACTTTCATTATATCTTTCGACTTCTTTCGACATAATCTCTTTTGGATAAACACGACCATTGCGGTTTGCCAAATTAGATTGCAGAAACACACCCTCAATGAAGTGTGTTTTCTTGCCATTGGTTTCTTCGATTAAAAGGTTTACGTCTTCAACGACTTCAGTAATAAGTTTCATTATCCTAGATCTCCTTGGTTCTGATGTTGTTGCGAACCATATCCAGAAATCTTAGCGAGTTCTAGAACTACAGATCCAGTGCCTGATGAAAAATCTACAACAATATCTGATCCGTTTTCTTCATTGTCCGACCAACCCATGAATTCCATTTTGCCTGACCCTGATAGATAGTATAGAACTACGCTATTCCGAGTAACAGTAGCAGTGGTGTCTACTGCCAGTGCCCAATGGAGTGTGCGAATGTTTGCCTTTGGTGAAGACTGAGTTTCTGAAGACTTCTTCAGATCAGTTGCAAGTGCAATGGTAGCGGATCCCGTGCCACGCACTTTCACCACACCATGAACCTGTGTTAGTTTTAGAACCGCTTT